TAAAATACTAGTAATTTAATTTTTTTATTTATATAATTAATTATTATGATATACGCAGTTGTCGTGCAGCTGAGAACCAAATTGGATCATCATCAGAACCCGTAGCTTGTTTTCTAGATTTAGTAGTAATACTACTAGATTTTAAACTTCGTCTAAACTTATCAATAGCTGAATTATTTCCTTCACGTTTAGCAGCCTCAATAAGTTTGTCAGCATTCATTGTAAAGTATGCTGATTCTATCAGATTCTTAACACCACCCTTAGCATAGTCCTTTTGGTACTTTGTTTTACCGTCTGTGTCTGGCTTAAGTATATAATCCATTAAAACCTTTTTATCTTTTTCAGGGACTGTAATACCACGTATATTCTTTAAGCCTTTTATTTCGCTAACAACGTTATCGTAGAATTGCTGTTGTCTCTGCAACTATATCTGATAAGCCTTTTTCTGATCCTCTAATAGCTGTTTCTTCTTTTCCTCTTTAATCTCTTTAAGATCTTCTAAAGCGTCTTGTGCTTCATCTTCAAGTAATCCAGCTTCTTCGTATCTACTTACTAACTTATCAATCTTCTTAGTAGAGAACCCTTTTTCTTTAAGTAATTGTTTTACTACCAATTTCTGATTAGTTTCATCTTCAATGTCAATATCATCTAAATCTAATTCAGCATCAATAGTTAAATACTTCTTTAAATCTCCACCTTGTTTTACGAAATTATCTAGTGCTTCAACTTCTTCACTAGAGTATTCAGGCTTACTATTTTCTTCAATGACATTTTGGAAGTAATTAATTAACTCATCTACACTCTTAGGTTTTTCCTCTCCTTCTTCAAATTCCCAATTGAGTTTTTCAGCCATAGCGTCAAAGAAGTTAGTAACAACATTTTCTTCATTATTATCTTCAACCTCTTCTTCCTCTTCTGTTTCTTCCTCAATAGTTTCTTCTTTACGAGGTCTACCAGGCTTACGTTTTGGTTTATCTTCAATATCTTCTTCTTCGATTTCTTCTTCCTCAGTATCTTCCTCTACTGGATTTTCTTTATTATTCTTTACTTCGATATTGTTCTTTTTAATATCTTCCAATTCTTCATCGTCTAGTGATTCAAATTCATCAGCGTTAACATTAACGTTTTCATCAACATTTGAATTTCTAAAACCACCATCTGGATTAGGGATAAAGCTATCTAGCACAGCTTCAAATCCACCTAATGTCATTTTTTTATCCATAATTAAAATATTTAATTAGATTTATTTTTTCTTCTTTTTACCTTTATTCCATTTAGCAGCATTCTAAGCGAATATTGCTCTTTTTCTTGTTACAGGATTCTTACTGTGAGTTAGCTCTTCAGTTGTCTTTCCTGTTTTCTTTTTAGTTGCGTTGAACTTACCTCTATTCTCTGGCTTTATCTTTATCTTCTTCATAATTCTAAAATTGTTTATTTACTATTGGATAAGTACCAAGTAAAGGTATCTTGTTAAACCACTTTGTGTACTATCCAGGTGTAGCAAATTGAAGATAAGCAGCTTCAATAGATCTCATATCTTTAGGTAATGATCTTATAGCTTTCTTAATCTATCTAGAAGTTACCTTATCTCCTATATTATTAATCATACCATTCTTAAACATATACTCTCTAAGAGTATTCATATAAGACTTCTATTCTGTACCTTTGCTATAATAATCAGTTTTATCTGGAAATAATGGATTCTTCTATTTTGATAAATCTCTTTTTAACTCTGCAAACATAGAATTGCTATAATCAGGATTTGAACTTTTGGCTAAATTAAAATCTACATAGTGTCCTAGTTCGTGTCTAGTAGTAGGATAATCTATCTCTGTAAGATTTCTATTTATCTAATACTCAAAATCATCATATCCCGCTGGTTGTCTTCTAGTAATATACCTATTTACAGCTGCATCTTTAGCCTACATTTTAGCCTTAGCGTCTAACTGTTTTATAACAGGATTAGGTAAATTCCAATAATTAGTGTTATACTAATTAATTATATCTTCGTATACTTGCGCATAATTATCACCGTAAGTATTCTAAATCTATCTAGCTCTTTCCATATAAGCTGGGTTAGAATATAAATCTTCGATTATTCTATTTCTAGATTCTATAGCATCGTCATATAATTTAAATGTACGAGCCTTATCTTCAGCTTCTCTACGGAATAAATTATTTATCTTATCCTATACAGTTCTTTTTACTTCTGGTACATATTTAGAAGAGTACTTGGTTAATCCTCTAGCGACATTAGATACTACATTACCTGCTAATTTAAATACTGGATTAAGTAAAGCTCCTTCTATATATAGACTGCCCAATGGATCTGAATTTGAAACATAGCCTGCACCTGGGTTATATCCATATGTAGGATTATATGGATCTCCTTTAGGGTCAAAGTTAGTAATAGGTCTTTCACTAGTATTTTGTGGTGGATCTTCATCTATGGTACCACCATCTGCATACTTCTTCCAATCCCAGTATTTCAGCTAGGGATTACTTTCCCTAGCCTACTTATACTGTTGCATTCTCTATCTAAATGCTTCACGTTCCATAATTATTTACTTTTCTTTCCACTTTTAGATGACTTCTTGCCACCTTTCTTTCCACCACATGCCATAATTATAAAGTTTTAATATAGTTAAACCAATTTTTCCTATTCTCTTTGTAAGTCTTTTTACGATTTTTTATTTTATACTTATTTGTATTAATTTCGTAATCAGATTTATCTTCGTTTGCATATGCTTCCATTTCATAAGGGATCGTATAGTATGCCGATGATGCTGGATAAGTAATAGGATTGCCCTTAATCCATTCCCATACATAATCAGCGTAATACTTTAACCAACTACCCTTATTCTTAGCCTACTGTAAATGTATATTTTCGTGATTCCAAGTAGTAGTTTTAATATCAGATTCTTTCTTTTTAGTCAAAATATATCCACACCAACTCATTGCAGAGTATCCACTAAAAGGATAATGATCCATATGTTTATACTATACTTTATCTTTATTCTTAGTAGTAGTAAATAATTGTTTTACTAACCACCATGTTTCTTTAAACCAGTTCATAGTTATTTAGATTTAGATTCGCCTACTACTTTATTTCTCAAAGCTGTCTTTGCCTTTAGCTTCTCTCTATCCATAGCAGCTTTATCAGACATACGTTGCAACTCAGTTTCATGCTTCATTCTATCTTTTTCAAGCTGTATCTTCTTATTTTCAGCTTCTCTCTTCTGTTCTATTTCTCTACGTTTATTGTTGAGTTCTAATTGTTTAGTAGCAATATCAGAATTTATCTTCTACTATTCTAGAGCTTGTTTTCCTATTTCAATTGGATCAGGAATTCCATTCATATCTTGATCCATATTCTCAGCACCACGATAAGCATTAAGTTGTGCTACAGTAATTTTAGTAGCATTGTCTTGATCTACTTTATATTTTTCAAGATCCATTTCAGCTTCTTTAAGCATAAGCTCTTCTTCTTTAAGCTGATTCTGTTGTTCTGCCATTTGCTGTTGTGCTTGTTGTTCAGCTTGCTGCTGTTGCTGCATTTGTTCCATTCTTTTCTGTTCAATTTCCTCAAGTCTATTCTTAATCATACTCATATTATCTAAAGTAATGATTTCAGCAATATCTAATAGACTAGCACCATTCTACATAGCAGGTTGTAACAGTTGCTTTAATTGATCTATATATTGTTGATTCTTAGTGCTATCATCTACAAATATATCCATATCTTCATAGAAGAAATTATCAGATAATTGTACAAATGCTCTAGTGGCATCATCCAATATATAATTCAAGTATCTCTTACTATCTTTCCAAGCTGCTTTAGAAGTATTCAACAACATAGTTAATACTCTTCTTTTTACCTAATTGTGATTCCAGAACCAAGGTTCAGTAATATGATAAGACATATTAACAGCAGTATTAGCATTACTTACTAATTCACTAGCAGCAATCTGTCCTTGTCTTTGTGGAGTAATACCAGTAAGCTTAGCTACCATGTCTTCAATCTTTTGCATCAACTGAATATATTCAGCTATTACATTACTCATAGTTAAGTCCCAAGAAGACAACTAGTTGAATTGAGATGGCTTACCTCCTTCACGTCCTGGTATATCCCATCCTTCGTCATAAGGATTAATAAAAGCTACACCTAGTGCACTTAAGTAATGCATCCACTTGTTAACATCAATATTCATAGATTTAGGTATCTAAGTAATATCCATTACTGCTACTTTACCTTTATCTCTAGATAATGCTAATTCAAGTCTATACCATACTACAATATACATATACTGTAACGGTTTCATCATACTTACTAATGATCTAGGCTTACTATTAGTATTATTATATACTACACCAGTGTAAGGCAATTTCTGTGAATTAGGATTATCAGCAGATATATGCTGATATTCAATAGGTTGAATTCCTATATACATATCATCACCGATTCTATATCCTTCCCACACTTCAATAATCCAATCCCATTCTACAGATTGTTCTGTACCTGTTACTTTATAATCTTCATCTACTTGAAATTCTTCAACTTCTCCAGTTTCTGGGTTTAGTAAAGTAACAAATCCTATCTTTTTGAAAGACTTCCAACAGCAATGATATACTACTATATGATCTATATCAAATGGATTATCTGTAAAACTATTAATCTTGTGTAGTTTAATAGATTCATAATCTATACTAGTCTTTCTTATCTCTGGATTATTACCTGCTCCAGGTCTTTGATCAATAAGTTCTAATAACTCATTTAGTTGTCTTTCAGACATTTTATCATAGAATCTGTCGTATATTTCAGTAGCAGACATGATCATCTTTCTACGACACCAAGCTGCATCATCTATGAATTCTAAGTCTAAAGAATGTTCATAATCAAAATACATAGGGTTTACTCTTTCTACATAAGGATCTCCATTGATTACACCTATGTAGTATATTTCTTCTCCGCCTATTAAGGCATCTTTCCAGCCTTTATAGAATTCGTGGGTAAGATTCAACTTTCTTTTTAGGAATTGCAATGCGTGATAAGCTTCAGTTTCTGCTATATCTTTGTAATCCTTCTGTACATACTTAGCTATAGCTTCCGGGGTCTATATTTCTCCTGTAGCTAATGCTTGTTCATATCTAGCTGCTTGTTCTGGACTTAACTTACTAGCTATAGTAGCCTGAATATAATCCATTAGCATTTCTTTGGCTTTTTCCTATAGTTCACTAGCAGCTATATCACTTGTGCGTTGTGGATGAAAATTAAAAGGTCTTTTAGTTTCTTCACCAAGTAACTAATCTACATATGGTTTAATAATATTATAATCCTATGCCATAGCAGGAAATCCATCATCTTGTTTAAATGGATTAGTTACATATTTAAGATCCTTTTCATTATATATGCTATTATATAAATCATAGTAAGTCTACATCTCGTCAGATCTAGATCTACCATTACCACCAAATCCTGAATCTCCAGCGCCTACTACATAGTCTACGCAGGCTTCTTTCCAGGCTTGTGTCTTCTTTGACATTGGTAGTTTCTGTGCAGGGAAACTTTTAGTATTCTTCATAGTTAAAATGTATATACATTATCGTCATTAGAAAATACTCTAGGAGTATCATCATTGAACCAACTCTGCGCAAAAATTGGTCCATCGAAGAGCATCTTCTATTTGTTTTCTTTTTCTTTCTTTTTAACAACTACATTATACAGTTGTTCTCTATATATCATGACCTACATCAACGCCATCACTCGGTCAAAGTTACCTGTATCGTTATAGCTTATTAGCTCTTCTAATAGCGGCTCTGATAGTATTCTAGTTAGGTTCTTCTTACCTGGTGCATACTCTTCATTTAACCATTCTTTTATCATACCTTCACCCCATTGCTTTATCTACTTATTCATGTGACAACCTTTTCTTCTTTGTACTTTAGAATTACTAACTATATCATTAATAATATCAGGTTGATCAGCTAATAAGTAATCACAATGCTTAGCAGTAAAGTAAGGGAATAGACCTTTGCGTTCATTTTCATACATTATACGCGCATTATAGTATAATGCTAACTTACGTAAGTTTTCATAGTATTCCTCAGCTGTTGCAGGTCTACCAGTATATTCAGCTACTATAATATCATAGTACTCTTCAAAGTTCTAAAACCTCTTATATACTATAGATGATCCTAATGAATTAGTACCAGACTAGTCATGATCATAAGGGTCTACACCTATTATATATAATCCAGCTGTTGCATCTTTAGCTGGATGTTCCCATATAACTATTGAACCAGTAGGATCATCATCTTTACCAAGTGGATACTTAGTAACATCACCGTGTTTCTTAGGTATCCATTTGATACTACCAGACTCATCAAATATTAAATCACCTACTTGTTTATGATTCTATAACTAAGTATTAGTACGAATAAGTCCTAATTGCTCCTGTAATTCTTTCTTAGGAAATATATTACCGTTAAATTCTAGCATTGCTTCTTGTGGAGTAATAGGACGCTCTGCAACATAACGGTCTATAGCTGTAGTATTAGTAGCTGTACTTATTACCTTTCTACGTTCATCTAATATAAATTCAAGGGAAGGTTTAGTAATAGTATTACCATCATCATCCATGTATATTCTATTACCATCATCATCTCTAGTATCTAGATTAGTATACTATGGAACAAAGAATCCACACAATTTATCTGTAGGTGTACTATCCCATATGTTCTCAAATCCTAAACAATTGTATCCATCTGGATTATAGAACATATCTTTCATAGTTTCAAATGCAGAGCCTTCATCACCACCAGTACCCCACACTATCATAGTACCAAATGCTACACCGTCTTGTTCTACAGAAGGTCTAGCAATCTGCCACGCTGCACCTAATTCTGAGAACGAACCTCCTTCTTCAAATAGAATTAATTTAGCACGTTTACCACGTACTACATCCGGATTATCTTTCAAAGTAACGCCAATAATCTCTGATTTATAACCCATTTCTACTTCATTTCCAAACTCATCTTTAGTCCAGAATCCTGCTCGTTTACGCATAGGTCTATTAACAGATCGTTTCTTACCCCAAGCTGTATTCTTATCTATAAAGTCCATATAGTCCCAAGCCTTAGTAAGAATACCATCTTCAGTAAGATACTGCTTATTAGAAGCGTATATATATGTTTTACTATTAGGTATCAAATAATAATTACGACACGCCATAGCTCCACCTTTATAACTATATCCTTTGCGACGTGATTTAAGTAGACATATATGTTTTCCTTTATTTTCTGCTTCTTGTACTGCCTAGAAGTAGAAATAGTCATAATCATAGAAGTCTGGAAATGTTACCACACTGTCTCTTTTTACTTTAGTTTCACCATTAGGTAGTTTAGTAACAGTGTTAACTATACGTTGCATTGGACAAAAGTTAATATAAAAATAGTTATACCCAGTGATGTAATCTCCATCCTCTGCGGTATAACCATTAATGCAACGATCTTTCTATTCGTCCCAGTATTGAAAGTATTCTGATGAACCAGCTGGATATAAACAATAACGCCCTGTAGTTAAAAACTACAGAGCTGGTTCTCTAAACTTATCACTATTTATTATTTTCTTCTAGAAGTCAATCATAGTTTATTCTTTAATTGGTCGCCCTACCACCGAATCGAACCCGGACCTAGAGGGTTAGAGCCTCTCGTGCTACCACTACACCATAGGGCAATATGCCAGGGAATATTTAATGTCTGTCCCTGTCAGACCTCTCTATCAGTTCAACGAGATTATTTCTTAAACAAACTCTTTAGCCAATGAATAGTACGCTTGATAATACCTTTCTTCTTAGGTTCAGCTACTGCTTCTTTCTTATATTCTTCAACCAAAGATTCACCGACTTCTTTAAGATAAGCATCTGCTTTTCGTTTGTTATCAATTTCTTTTTCAAGCACATCACAAATTTCTTCAGTGCTATTGCATTTTGTTAAATCAAGTACTTTCTTCATAGTTTCTTTATTTATATTCATATAACGTACTCATTAATTTATTGTTATAAACTTGTGTATAATTTGCACAAATTAAGCTAATTCATAAGGATTAATCTGAGCATCTCCACGTACTTTAGTAGTACTAACTTCTTCAGCTTTAACTGCCTTTTCGAGGAAATCTAATGTCTGAAAAGTAGCTTTTACTTTTTCCATACCAGCTAATAGATCTTTAATCTTCTTTTCATCTAGTTGCTCTTCTAGAGAATCTTCGTAATACTTACTAATAGTATCTACTTTGTTTCTCATACTATCCAGCATCCTCAGATTCCTAGTGTATATTAGCTTCTTATAATCATCTTCACAGGACTTCTCTTCTACTGTAAGCTTATAATCTTCATTACCAAAGTATAACTGCTTAAGCTTCTTTTCTCTGATATCTGGTTCTAGCTGAAGTACATATGGAGATTTAAAATACCACATAAGTACTATATAACTTATTACATTTGTAGCTTGTGTTTTATCTGGCTTATCAGCCTCCCATAACTTTTTAAAGAATGGGAGACCTAAAGCATCTGGGTGTATTACTACTTTACCACCATTTATATCAAATAATTTCATCAGTTACTTCTTCAACACTGGGTTCAAAATTCTCTGGCATAAACTCCTCAGGATGCTGAGCTCTATACTCTTCTTCAGCCTTAGTGTTTGCAATAGCATCTAATAGCTGATAAAATTTTAATTCTACAGGTTCCTGTTGTTCAGTAGGAATAGTAGGCATTAGTTTCTCCATAGATTGTTTCATTGCATCTTCTGTAAATTCACCTTGCACAATCTCTGTTCTATATAACATACCATTAATACGAACTTCAATAAAATTTCCAACACCTGATGCACTTACAGGAATAATTGTAATATCTAGATTTTCCATAATTATTCTTTTACTTCTTTAATTTCATTATTTTGTTCTGCTGTAGCTTCTCCGAATCCTTTTTCTCCTCTTTCTGTTTCACTCAATTCTTCTACCAAAGTAGGTTCTAATATAGAACAAGGAACAATGACTAACTGAGCAAATGGTTCATCTGTAGTATATACTGTAGGAATAGCATCTGTAGTTACTTTAAATTTAGCCATTAACTCTCCACGATAATCAGAATCAATCACTCCAATACCATTACACATAATAATAGATCTTTTAGAGATAGATGATTTCATACAGATAAATCCAACATATCCTTCAGGAATTTCTACAGCAATATCAGTGTGATATACTAGTACTAACTTGCCACTATTATCTACTTCTTGAGTAATACGAGTAGTATATAGATCTAATCCTGCACTGCTACTAGTAGCTCTAATAGGCAACTTACCTTCAGATTTTTTAATCTCTTCTGTGCCGTCTTCTTTCTTTACTGAGTAATCTAACTTTTTAAATTTCAATTGTTCCATAATTATTTATCTTGTTCAATATCTTTTGTATTAATACTAATCGCTTTACCATGATGAAATCCCCAATCTAAGAATACCGTATTACAAAGTACATGATCTATATGAGGTAGTCCACTTTCAGGATCTATTAATTCTCCTTTGTCTATAGCAGTAAGATGTCTTAGTAATGCTGCTTTATATCTTTTCCAAAAATCTGGAAGATTTTGCCAACTATTATCTGAGTATTTCTGAGCTCCATAAGTAAGTACCTTACCAATATTCTCAACTACATCTAATGGAATCAAATCCATTCTTACTTTACCATAATCGTATTTCTTACCGTCATTCTCCATCTTCAATATACTTATTAGTTAAACAGTTGTACAATCCTTTTATCTGTAACCGCCTAGTTTCAATATTATCTGTGTCTTTTAGTTTAGCTAAACCTTCTAGAATGTCATCTAGAAATTCATTATATGTTAACGAATAGTCATTTATCTTCTTATTCGCAACTTCCATTAATTCCCTTAACTCTTCGCTGATATTAGAACCTAATCGTTTAGTATTGTTCTTCTCAAACTCCCATAGAGCTAATGAATCTTCTTTACTTTGTCTTTCCATATTCTTTCATTACTTTAACAAAACATCCAGCAACCCAACCAACTAAGTAAGCATATCCTTCATTGCCACCAGTTGAAAAATCTTCATTATTCATACCTGTAATTTCAAAGTAATAGTCAGAAATGTGAACAGATTCATGGGCTATGTTAGCACTATCTACTAACTCTGGCTTATATATTATACACAGTATTCCAGTAAAATAGTTAAAGTTTTGAATAACAGGCCTACATTCAGCTACTACATCATCATGATAAGCATTGGTCATTGCATCTTGAGCATTTTCTAGTATCTTATTGAATTCTGGAGTAATCTCTAATATAGAGAACTTCTTGCATAGAAACTGTATATCTTCCTCACTCTCTACTATAGCTATCCAAAGTGTTCTAGGATACATATTATTAAACTTTCTTAGTATCATATTCTTAATAGTCTACTGTCACTAATTGCTACATACATCTGTATATTGTTAAGTAATACAGGATCAAAGTAAATAGAATCTAACCAGTGAATCTTATAATTGGGCGTTAAGCATTCTTCAATAAACTGTCTCATTTTATTTCTTTATATCTCTTTTTTAATTTAAGTTTAAATAAGTAAGTAAACATAATATCTTTAGTATCTTCATCATTTGACATTACTTCTTTAGCAAACTTAAATGGACTATTGCATATTACTTCTATAACAGGATAAGGTAAATTATATTTGTTTGCCAGACTTGAGTAAATTGATATCTTTTTTTGCTGTTGCATTTATATAATATTCACTAGTTTCTAACTCTGTTAAAGATTCTCTGATGGTATTAGGTCTAATAGAATTTATTATTACTACAATATCAGATTCATCTAAATCGCGATTTCTGTATAGTATATCAGATAATTTCTTGATTTCTTTATTAGAGTAAGGTTTCTTCGGAACGAAAGAAGTTAATTTTAAATTAGAACGTAAGTTAAAAAGATGTCTGAAATATCGTACTAACCTATTACTTCTATTCTCTACATGTACTATATGCCCATTATCAAAGATCATATAGAAATGTTTATTATTTATTTTATTATTCATTTACTCTTAGTATTAACGTTATTTGCACCCTATCTTTTATTATCTCTGGAATTAGTATCTTATTGACTACTAATTCATCTTCTGCTTTTCCCTGTACTAAAAGACCCTCTTTCTTGAACTTACTTATATATCTACTTAAGTTATCAGGAGTAATACCCATAGTACTTTTAATCATCCTACGATTGTCAGTATTAGCTACATTTTTACTTACACCAGGTATTGGAGTAAAGTTCACATCTAATTCAACGAACTTAGTAAGTAACTCCAATTCCCTATTTGTAAGTTGTAGTATACCATTTAAAGCGTTAAGGTATTCATAGTAAAGATTGCCTTTATTAACAGTCTTTACTAATTTATTCATCTAACAAATCTTTAATACTATTGAGAACTTTATTTAAATTATGGTATACAGTTTCTGCTTCTACTTTAACACACTGTTGAACATTGCCTTCATTATAATCCTTCATCAATTCGTTATAATCTTTAGTATATGTATCAATCAAAGTATTAACGTATTCTTTTACTTTCTCTAACTTATCGCAGCAGCATTCACATTCATCCACACTTTCTTGTGCTTCTTCACTGTACCAAATTACATAATCTTTATTGGCTAATTCTTCCATAGTAGAAGAATCAAACGCCATTGAAGTATAAGTTTCTGTATCTGATACTACTTCAGATTTCTGAAGTTCCCACAAGTTTAAATCTTCAACTTTAGTAAACACATCACCTTTTTCAGCGAAGCTAAAATCCTTAATTACTTTGTATCCTTCCATATGTCTAACTTTTTATTTAATATCTTTTGTTTAAATTCTTGTATCTTATTAAAGTTTTGTTTACACTCTTCGTAACCATCAATTCTACCTTGGTCATAACCTTCTTTCTTTCCTTGACGATAAGTAAGAGCACCAAAACCAATAATACTCACAAGTACTATTATTATTGTTCCCATAATGCCCTTAAAACGCACTAATATAAAAAGTGTTTAAAATATTTAACATTTATTAATGTTTAGTAAAGTAATAGTAAAAAGAATGCCCTGCTTTGATGGCAGGGCAGCGATTTAATACTCTAAAAACATTCAATTCATGAATGATAGCTTATTTAACGACTTTGGCTACAACGTCGTATGGCTTAACTAATTGTGAGTCTTTAAATAGATCAAAGTCTTTAGCAAATTTCTTAGGGTATACTATAGTATCACCAACCTTAATGGTACTATCAGCACCGGTTGGAATAGATAGAACAATACCTTTTGCAAAATCTGATTCAACTTCTTTAGTATGAGTCTTTACTTCATACTTATTAAAACCTTCTTCATCCTTTTCCCCAGTAGGGATTTGCTCTGTATATTCTTTAGTAACCATGATAGGAGCTAAAGGTTTTACCAATATATCTTTTTCAAAACTATATTCCAATCCGTTTACCACTGTTTCTAGTACTTTATCTTCCATAATATTTACTTTATAATATCTATTAACGCAGTAAGTAAAGTAAGGTTACTCATCCATATGATTAAATTTGCGCTTAAATATATATCCTTTATGACATATATCCATTCTATCTTTAAAGTTAGCGCAATTCATATTATTAACAAACGCACAACCTACACAACAACCTTTACTAAGTTCAGGAGTAGCTATATAAGTTTTATTCCTGAAAACATACTCAATTCTATCTGCTTTTTTTTGTTCGTTCTTTTCCATAGTAATACCGTTTTAGGGGGCTACCTTTTTATTCAACGACCGCCAGAAAGGTAGCTAAACTGAGCCTACTTACGATTAGGATTCCCTGGTGCGCTTCTACTTTACAGTAACTTCTTTAAGCGTGGAATGTACTACGATCCCGTGTACTTAGGGCACATTACTTTGTTAATTTATTTAGTATGATATAAGCTAGACACCCTAACATACCTACTAAACATAGTGCAGTAAATTCTGTCATTTAACTGTATTTATTTCTTTCTTAAACTGTTTATATAAATCTTCAGAGAAAGTATATTCTATTTGTCCTGGTAAAGTAAAGGATCTATAATTATCATTTAATTTATAGTTCTTACTTATCTTACTTAAGTAAAGGCAATTAGAATACTGCTAATCTCTTTGTCTTATGAAATAGTAATTCATGCTTCTGTTATTATAAATCCATACAACCTCATTAGATTCTACTAAGTAGAAGAACTTAGTTTATATACTTCATTTGCAATAAAGTTTATATCATCATTTGAGTACATATTGTTAATAATATGTTAATAGTAATTCTAAAGTAATGGGACTTACATCATCTACTTTAGTTAATTCTTCTAATATATCTTCTGTATTCATACTGTATTTAACTGTATCTACTGTATACAGTAACGTACATTTAACTATATTGGTTATTATTATTAACATTTATTATGAATATTTATTTAAGTTTAATAGCTATTTTTTAACATTATTTAAAATAAAAATATATAAAAAATTTTTTTGGTGAAGAAATCTGCGTGCGTGAAGCTGTACAAAA